AGTTGCCGAAGGAACAACCGGAGCAAATGCAATGACAACGATTACATGGAACATCAGCCAACTAGACTGCCTCCCGCAATCAGCGGAGGGTGCGGATTACGTTGTTACCGCCCATTGGCAATGCAATGGCGTAGACGGTGACTATAGCGGCAGCGTCTATAGCACTTGCTCGTTTGCCGTAGTGCAGGGTGAGGCTTTTACTCCTTACGCCGATTTGACGCAAGATCAAGTCCTCGGATGGGTCTGGGCCAACGGCGTAGATAAGGATGCGACCGAGGCTGCGGTAGAGCAGCAGATTGCGAACGCTAAAAATCCTCCGGTTGTTTCTCCCGCACTTCCGTGGGCGTAAATACTGCTTTTCTGATTATCTTTTTTGCGCTTCAAGTGTTGGATATTTGGACAACGCTAAAAGCCTTAAAGATGGGAGCGAGAGAGGTAAACCCGATCCTTGCTAAAGCATTTGAATACGCCGAACCTTTATTCGTAATGGTAACGATTAAGTTACTCGGGATATGGGCGTTATGGTATGCCGATATGTACGTCATCACAGGATTAGCCTGTGCAGTTTATTTGTGGGTAATCGATAACAATTTAAGAGTTATCCGCAAGGGGTAATCTATGGCAAATTTATTTGACTCTGCCAACTATCCGACTAGAGAGCCGACCTCTCTACAGGCGGGAGATCGTTGGGCATGGAAACGTACCGATCTTGTTTCGGATTACCCCTCATCGGCATATTCGCTTTCCTATATCGCTCGCAGGGAGATTACCGGAGAGCGAATTGCGATTAGCAGCACAGGATCGACCGAAGCCTATACGGTAGAAGTCTCCTCCAATACGACCTCTGACTACCAACCCGGTCGTTATCATTGGGTCGCTTACATTACGCAAACCTCGGACTCCGCTCGTATCGAGGTCGATAAAGGCGTATTTGACGTAGCACCTAATCGTTCTACCGATAACGCCGACCCGAGATCATTTGCACAGATCGCACTAGATAACATCGAGGCGTATCTTAAAGACCCGACTAACCTTGCTGCCGCATCGTATTCTATCGCCGGTCGCTCTCTTTCTCGGTGGAATAGAGAGGACTTGCTACGAGAACGCGAAGTCTTGAAGGGAGAAGTCGTGCGAGAGCGTAGAGCGGAGCAGATCGCAAAGGGTCTAGGCACGAACGCTACAATTCGCGTGAGGTTTACGGCATGAGCCTATTAGATTACTTCAAGCGCAAGCCGCAACCGCCTCGCAAGCGTTCATTTGACGCGGCAAACACAGGCCGACTGTTTTCAGATTGGCTCGTACAGACTAAAACGGCAGATAGCGACCTACGCTATGCACTTAAGGCGATGCGTGCGCGATCTCGCGACCTTTGCCAGAACAACGATTATGCACGGCGATATCTCGACCTCGTAGCCACTAACGTAGTTGGCCCTAAAGGAATTACGCTGCAAGTTAGAGCGAGAGAGCCGAGCGGGATTCTCGACCAAGTCGCTAACCAGCAACTTGAGGCCGCATTTTATGCATGGGGGCAACCAGGAATATGCACGGTAGACGGTCGCCTTTCGTGGATCGACGCGCAGCGCGTATTTATGGAGAGTGTAGCGCGAGATGGCGAGTGCTTTGTCCTGTTTGTAGAGGATAACGCCAACCCTTTCCGCTTTCGTATTCAGTTCATTGACCCCGATCTCGTTGATCAAGATAAAAACGAGATTCTTTCTAACGGCGGTCAGATCCGCATGGGTATCGAGATCGATGCCTCGGGCCGACCTGTCGCTTATCACGTTCGCGTTCGACCGCCCGATGACTACCAGATTGGGTCTACGAATCCGAAAACGGAGCGTATCCCCGCCGACCGCATGATCCATGCGTTTCGCGTAGATCGCATCGGTCAAAACCGTGGAAGTCCGTGGACAGCGACGGCGATGACTCGCCTAAAGATGCTCGGCGGCTACGAGGAAGCAGAACTCGTCGCGGCTCGGGTATCGGCCTCCAAGATGGGGTTTTTTGTCTCTGAATCTGGCGACGAATACCAAGGCGACGGAACCGCTCCCGATGGCACTCTTAACATGGATGTGCAGCCAGGACAGTTCTCGCAACTCCCCGCAGGGGTGGATTTCAAGGCATACGACCCGCAGCACCCCTCGACGGCTTTTAGGGACTTTGAAAAGGCGATGCTGCGAGGTATAGCCTCTGGTCTTGGCGTGTCTTATACGTCATTAGCGAACGATTTAGAGGCGGTCTCGTATTCCTCTATTCGACAGGGCTTGTTAGAGGAACGCGACCAATGGCGCAGGGTGCAGCATTGGATGGTCGAGCATTTCTGTCAGCCGGTTTATTTACGATGGCTGCGACAGGCTCTCGACTCTGGCGTAGTCAATTTACCGGCTAACAAATACTTTAAGTTTTCGGCAACCCAATGGGTTCCGCGAGGTTGGCAATGGGTCGACCCGCGCAACGAAGCCGAGGCTCAGATCGTTGCGATTAACAACGGTCTTATGACTCGAACTCAAGCCCTCGCCGAGCGTGGCCTAGACATCGAGGATGTGATGCGAGAGCGGCAAGCCGAGGACGAGATCATCGCCTCGTTTAACGTAACGCTACCGGGAGGAACCTCGCCCATCCCGCCGGAGGTGGCAAATGGCGGCTAATTACCACATCGTAATGGATCAAGGCGCAACCTTTAACCGATTATTTACATATAATGACTCTAACGATATACCTGTTAACCTAACAGGTTATACGGCTCGTATGCAGATTAGAGAGGAGGTCGATTCCTCTACTGCCGCGCTTTCTCTAACGACTGAAAATGGTCGTATCGCACTCGGCGGCACGGCGGGAACCGTTACGCTTACGGTTTCTGCAACCGATACCGCTGCTGTTACTGCCGGTGAGTATGTCTACGACATCGAGTTAGCCTCGGGAAGCGGAACTGTTATTCGTTTTTTGCAGGGTTGCTTTACGGTTGATGCCGAGGTGACGCGATGACGGATCAAATCATCGTTGATCAGACCACTCAATCGATCATAGTACGAGAATCCGATTCAAATATAGTCGTTCGTAGTGGCTGGCCAGACGGCGCAAAGAAAGGCGCGAACAACGACATTACCTCACTGTCTGGGCTTACCGGCGGTATTGCTACGCCTACCTATATCGATTTCGCTGCGGCTGGCGCGACGGATGCCGAGCGTCGATTAGCGTGGAATCCAGATACAGGAACCGTACAGGTCGGAATGGTCGGCGGTAACGTACAAGCCGAGTTAGGTCAGACGCTTTACGCTTATGTGCATAACGCCGAAGGGTCGACGATTGCAAAAGGTAAGCCGGTTTATTTATATCAAGCGACCGGCAATAAAGCCTCTGTCAAACTCGCCTCTAACGTTTCCGACGCGACTTCGGCTAAGACTTTCGGCCTCGCTGCGGAAAGCATCGCCTCGGGTGCAAACGGGTTAATAATCTGTCAAGGCGTACTGGATAAAATCGATACGAGTGCCTATAACGAGGGCGATACGCTCTATCTCGGTGCTACCGCAGGAACGCTTACGGCTACAAAGCCTAAAGCACCGAATCACATGGTTTATGTTGGCACTGTAGAAAGAGCCAACAACGGAAATGGTCAGATTTATGTTCGTGTGCAGAACGGTTACGAATTAGACGAAATCCATGATGTGCAAATCAACTCACCTGCTAACGGTCAGTTGATTATCTATGACGCGGTAACTGCTCTCTGGAAAAACGCTAACCTCACCGCAGGAACAGGCATCTCGATTACTAACGCAGCGGGATCAATTACGATTTCTGCTCCGCAAGTCGGAACTGTCACTAGTATTTCAACCGGAACGGGCTTGACGGGTGGCCCGATCACCTCTACCGGCACGATTAGCCTTGCGAATACGGCGGTTAGCGCAGGGTCATACGGGACGGCATCGGCGGTTCCCACCTTTACGGTAGACGCGCAAGGCAGACTGACGGCGGCATCGAATACGAACATCGCTATCGCTAATACGGCGGTGAGCGGTCTCGGTACGATGTCTACGCAAAACGCTAACAATGTCACGATTAGTGGCGGCTCTGTCTCTGGTATTACCGATCTCGCGGTCGCTGATGGCGGCACAGGAGCATCGGATGCTGCGACGGCTCTTTCTAACCTCGGCGGCGTACCTACAGGCCGCACGATTACCGCAGGGACGGGACTTTCTGGCGGTGGCGATCTTTCGGCTAATAGAACTATCAGCCTAGCAAATACAGCGGTTACGGCGGCTTCGTATGGCTCTGGCTCACAGGTTGCTACGTTTACCGTAGACGCGCAGGGTCGCTTGACCGCTGCGTCAAACACCAACATTTCGATTGCGAATACTGCGGTATCGGGCCTCGGTACGATGTCGACGCAGAACGCTAACAACGTCTCCATCTCTGGCGGAAGCATTACCGGAATTACTGACCTCGCGGTAGCCGACGGCGGTACAGGAGCCTCTAACGCATCTGGCGCGAGAACTAATCTGCTTCCCTCTTACTCGAGCAACGCAGGAAAGGTTCTCGCAGTAAACGTCGGCGGTACAGACGTAGAATGGATTGCAGCCGGTGGCGTTGGAACAGTCACTAGCATTACGGCAGGGACGGGGCTTTCTGGCGGCACTATTACCTCGACCGGAACTATTGCGCTTGCAAATACCGCAGTCTCGGCAGGTTCCTACGGCTCGGCATCTCAAGTGGGTACTTTTACCGTTGATGCACAAGGCCGGTTAACGGCAGCGTCGAATACTAGTATCTCCATTGCAAACACCGCAGTTTCTGGCCTCGGCACAATGTCGACTCAGAACTCTAGCGCGGTAACGATCCAGCCGGCTGCATCGGCTACGCCTACTAATAACGGCGATATGGTTTTTGAATTGACCGATAACACTACGCTTACGATTAAGGTTAAGGGTAGCGATGGCACGGTGCGCGTAGTTGCACTAACTTTGACCACCTCGGCAGAATCGTTCTTGAGGCTTGAATAATGGCTGTTGATACGAAACCAACCGAGGCGATGGCTTCTGAGGCTGAACGTGGCCTAGCGTGGCGTGAGGAGTTTGGACGCGGCGGGACTGAGATCGGAGTCGCCCGTGCGCGTGATATCAAGAATCGGGCGAATCTTTCCCCCGAAACAATCCGAAGGATGGTGAGTTACTTTGCGCGACACGAAATCGACAAACAAGCGGAAGGGTTCAGTCCGGGCGAAGAAGGCTATCCAAGTGCAGGACGCATCGCGTGGGCTTTATGGGGCGGCGATCCGGGCCAAGCATGGGCTAATCGCAAAAGCGAAGAATTGGATCGAGAAGATGAGGAGCGAACTATGGACGAGGTAGAAAAAAGACACGTTATTGCAGTCGTCGAAGATGATGCAACCGTAACCGTTACGTTCGCAAAATCTGAATACGATATGGACGAATCCGAGGAGTCGGACGAAGAAATCGAAGCCTTCGAGGAAGCGGCGGAAGAAGCCGCAGAAGATGGCGAAGAAATCTTTGCAGAAGGCGAGAGACCAAAAGATATGTACGGTAACGAGCCGTGGGAAGAAGATTACGCCGGCCCTGCAAAGCGCAAAGGGCCAACGGAGCGTGTATTCCGTTCTGCAATTTTTGAACGCGCTACGATCATCGACGAGCAACGTCGTGCTACGCTTGCGTTTTCAAGTGAGATGGCCGTAGATCGCGGGTGGGGCATGGAAGTGTTAGATCACTCTCCTGGCTCAGTTAATACAGAATTTATTGGAAGCGGTCGTGCGCCGCTTCTAGTAGATCACGATATGGCTGATCAAGTCGGTGTCGTGGAGCAGATTTCTCTTGGGTCTGATCGTGTGGCGCGAGCAGTCGTGCGCTTTGGGAAAAGTGCGCGAGCCGAGGAAATCTGGCAAGACGTAAAAGATGGAATACGCTCTAACGTATCTGTCGGTTACGTTATTAACGAGATGGTTTCGGACGGGAAGCAAGGAGATCGGGAGATTTTCCGCGCAGTTCGTTGGATGCCTCTTGAAATTAGTATTGTTTCCATCCCGGCAGATACTAGCGTCGGAGTCGGTCGATCGATCGAAGCCGCGCCAGTTGCCGAACCAATTATTTCTGTTAAGGAGAATCACATGGCTGAAGATATGAACAGCGTCCGCGAGGACGCAGCAAAGGCAGAGCGTAGTCGCGTTTCTGCCATTATGGACCTTGCCTCGCGCCACAATCAGCGCGAATTTGGCGAGGCGGCGATTCGCGACGGCGCGAGCATCGAGCAGTTCCGTGGTGCGCTTCTCGACAAAGTGGCCTCTAAGCCGCTGAACGTCGATCACGAAGTCGGCCTCTCGGAAAAGGAAGTGCGTCAGTTCTCGTTCGTTCGTGCGATCAAGGCTCTCTCAAACCCGCAGGATCGTCGCGCACAGGAAGAAGCGGCGTTCGAGTTTGAGGTTTCCGAGGCTGCTGCGAAGAAGGAAGGCCGCACCTCGCGCGGTCTCTTGATTCCGGTCGACGTTCTCTACGGTAAGCGCGATCTGACGACCTCGACGGCCTCTGGCACGGCGAAGGCTGGCAACCTGGTGGCGACCGATCTTTTGTCGGCCTCGTTCATCGATGTGCTGCGTAACAAGATGGTGTTAAACACCCTCGGCGCGCAGTTCTTGACGGGTCTCAACGGTAACGTTGCGATCCCGCGCAAGACCTCTGCCTCGTCTGCCTACTGGGTAGCCGAGAACGTCGCCCCGACGGAGAGCAGCAACGCTCCGGCGTTCGATCAAGTCACGATGTCTCCGAAGACGCTCGGCGCGTATGTCGACATTTCTCGTCGCCTTATGCTTCAGTCGTCGCTCGACATCGAGAACCTCGTCCGTA